CACGAGCAGACTGCCAAGAAGCACCAGATGACCATTGTAAATTTGCTCTATCTAAAGTTCCAGAAGTTCCTTTATCTAATGGGTTCAACACAGCATAATTAGCCACAGTCGCACTTGTATTAGTAGGCACGTCTGTCATAGCATCATACGTTGTGCCAGCAGTTAAGCTAATATTGTTAGTAGTCCAATTATTGCCATTAGGTGATGAGTCATAGCCTAATGTTGTAGTGGATGTTGTGTTGCTAAAGTTTAGGTAGAAACCGTTAGTGCCATATGTGCCTCTATATTGGATTGGTTTCCATACACCGTTAGCGTCATTGTTACCAAAGTAATATGGTTCTAATGCTTGACCGTCAATGAAGTTAATGTCAGTCATGTAACCGTCAAAAAATTGGCTAGCAAAAGATGGATTTGGACCAATATTATGACTGACTGTATTATTAACTGGCAAATCAGAATTTTGTGTTGGATAAGTTGTTGCTGATAATGCAGTAACTTGATTACCATTTACATAAATTTTAACCCTATTAGCGGCAGTTGCTTGAGTTGTATCTATTGCAAATACAAAATGATACCAAGCTGATGGATCACGATATAGAGGTGTTCCTTCAACATATAAAGCAGTTGCTCCACCAACGCTTGAGAAAAGACTAATTCTGTCATCAACAGAGCCAGAGCCAGTGCCATTAAATAATATAGTTAGATAATCATTGGAAGTATTTCCACATTCCCATATTTTTTGAAGTGTTGGTCCAAGCAAACCCCTTTTAATCCAAAGTGAATAAGTCCAAGTTTTTCTATTTCCTGCAACTGTAGGAGTTCTTGATAGTCTTGCACTCGCACTACTTCTAAACCTTAAAGAGTTAGTTAGGTTATTAGTAAGTGGTGTTAAAGCACCTGTAGCTGTAAATGTGTGGATAGTATTACCACCTGATGATGTAACTAGACCACCGTTAAATACTTGTGAGCCAGCGTATGAGATGATAACGACACCTGAACCGCCTGAACCGCCTTTATTTGCTGCTGAATAAGCACCACCTCCACCTGAACCTGTAGTTGGAGCAGCACTTGAACCAGTTGCAGAAGTTGAACCATTACCACCACCAGCTTGACCAGTTCCTGCTGTGCTAGAACCAGCTCCACCACCACCACCTGCGTAGCTTACTGATGTTCCAGAGATACTTGATGCAGTTCCTGCACCACCATTACCACCTGTATTTGTAGAAGCATTAGCACCAACTGCACTAGAACCTCCTCCACCGCCCCCTGCTCCATTACCTCCTCCATTACCATTTCCACCTGCAAAACCTTGACCGCTTGTTCCAGCGCTACCTGATAAACCAACACCAGAAGCTCCCGCACCTCCACCACCAGAACCTCCAGTATTTCCAGAATTAGCCCATCCACCATATCCACCACCTGTAGATGTTATGGTAGTAAGACCTGTTCCTAATAATACTGAATTAGAACCATTAGCTACAGGTGCGCCACCAGCACCAACTGTAACTACATAAGTTGCACCTGAATAAATAGTTGTTGAACCTGTAAGTAAACCGCCTGCACCACCACCGCCTGCATTAAAACTTGCTCCAGCATCTCCACCTGAACCACCGCCAGCTACGACTAAATAACTAGCTGTTACAGGTGTAAGAGGGCTTAATGTGCCTGAAGATGTGAATGTGTGTATTTGGTTACCACCTGAAGTAGTAAGAGTGCCACCTACGAATCTAGGTGTAGCAGATGCGTAAGATATGATGACTATGCCTGAACCGCCTAAACCTCCTGTAGTTGCTCCTCCACCAGTTCCTCCACCACCGCCACCTGTATTAGCAGTTCCTGAAGTTCCATTTGATGAAATAGAGGCTGCACCTCCCCCTCCTGCTCCTCCTGATCCTGCTGTTGTGCCTGGAGTTGTAGAACCACCACCTCCACCAGCATAAGTAACTGAAGAGCCACTTATAGATGATGAAGAACCAGCACCTCCATTACCACCAACTCCTGATGTTGCATTTCCTCCAGCTGCGCCTGCACCACCGCCTCCGCCTGCAGCATTTGTTGAAAAAAATCCAGCACCGCCATTATTTCCTTGTCCTGATATTCCTGTTCCTGCAGCTCCTGATGCTCTACTACCACCACCACCTGAGCCACCAGATAAACCTGCACCACCACCACCACCGCCACCACCACCACCTCCAGTAGAAGTGATTGTTGAAAGACCTGTGCCTGAAATTATTGAGTTATTTCCTGAACTTGCTATATTACCAACTCCACCATTACCACCAGCTCCAACAGTAATAGAGTAAGTATTTAATGTAGATAGAGTAAACGTAGATGTTTGAAATCCGCCAGCACCACCACCACCTCCATCAAAACCGCCACCGCCACCACCGCCACCAGCAACAACAAGATAAGACGCAGGGACAGCGTTTCTATCTGCAAAAGATAAAGCACCAAAACCTCTAGCTGCCTCTACTGCTATTCTTGATAATAGTGACATTAACTATTCCTACTTAAATTGTGTTTGTGAAGCAAATACTGTAAATGCGGCTGAACCTGTTTTAACAATAGTATATGAGTAAGCGTCTATTCCTGAAGTGTTACCACTTGTCCATGCTGTTCCACCTTGATATCTTGGTGTAACAGATGATCCGTCAATTTGAACTGCATTATTAAAGTATGCTGTAGCACCTTGCGACACTAAAAATACTACTGTAATTGATTGACCTGTTGCCATAGCTGTATTTAAAGATGTGCCACTTGAAGCTCTAAAGTTTACAGTCCAATTAGCTGAAGCATTTGTTGTATAGTAAAGAACTGATTGTGTGGTTACATCGTAGTTAATTGTGCCTGTGGCCGCAGTCGCTGATACTGTGACTACTTCAGCTGCGTTTGTAAATACGGCTGCTAATGCGCTAGATGATCCTGTAAATGTTGCTGTGCTAGATGCAGATAATGTTGTAAATACACCTGCTCCATTAAATGATGTTGCACTTAAAGCACCTGTGTTTGGATTAAATTGGTATTTAGTAGAGCTTGTAAACTGTGTATTAATGTTGCCTGTAGTTATAGACGAAAATAATGGGTAACGAGTAGCGTTAGTTGTTGTATCGTCTGTAATAGATACAGTTGCAGCATTGGCAGCCCATGTAGGTGCAGATGTGCCGTTAGAAGTTAATACTTGACCGCTTGACCCTGCCGCAGTAATTGCCATGGCAGTTGTTGATGCACCGTAAACTACACCACCTGCTACTAATGCAGATGATTGACCTGTGCCACCGTTAGCAACAGCTACTGTGCCTGTAATAATAGACGCAGGAACAGCTAACGGAGTTGTTTGTTTTACATAAATATGACCTGTAGTGCTGTTCACAAAGGTTACAACGCCTACTTGAACTGTGATCCCTGTAGGTGGGATAGTATTCATTAATTGACCAGCTGAAAATGGGCTTAAATATAAAACTTGTCCTACTGTAAATGTGCCTGTATTTACATTATCAATAATACCTTGTGCTGTTACATAACCTATTGCACCGTTAGCAATAGCACCGTTTGTAAGACCAATGACGGCAGCTGTTGCAGCAACGTCAGCTCTAGCTAATGCCACGTTTGGATATGTTTGACCGCTAGATGTGCCTGTAACATAAACAGGTGATCCGTTTGGAATAGTTGATCCTGTATTGTTAATGACTTTTACAATTAAATCTTGACCAACATGAACTGCTAGTGAAGATGAGTCATTGTAAAAAGAAAGTGCTTTTTCTGTGCTGTCATACCAAACACGACCTTCAGTATATGTAGGTGCGCCTGTTGGTGTAAATGCTTGATAATTGCTAATTGTAGGGTTAGATAACGATGCGCCTGTTGTTAAAGCTACGTCACCTGTGCCTGATACCGCATAAGATGTTCCCCATGCAGAGCCTGTTGAGTTAGCAATACCTGCTGATGGATAAACCATTGATGTAGGTGCAGCAGCCCATGTTGCTGTTGTGCCGTTTGATGTAAGAATAAAGTTATTAGAGCCAATTGGTAATCTTGTTGCGCTATTAGTGCCATTACCAATAATTAAGTCGCCTGTTGATGTAATTGGACTTAAAGCATTAAACGCAGCGCTTGCTGTTGTTTGTCCTGTGCCACCACTAGAAATTGCAAGCGTTGTTGATAAACCTGCCGCAGTTCCTGTTGTATTTTGATTGAATGTAGGCCATGTAAATGTGCCTGTGCTAAAGTTACCTGAAGCTGGTGTGCCTAATGCACCACCGTTTACTAGAATTGATCCTGCTGAACCTACGTTAACGCCTAAAGCTGTTGCAACACCTGTCCCTAATCCTGATATAGAACCTACTGCAACTGCAATAGTAGTGTTACCCGCTGAAGTTAATTGACCCTGTGCATTAACAGTAAATGTGCCAACTTGGGTTGAAGAGCCATAAGAACCTGGTGTTACGGCTGTGTTTGTAATAGAAAATTGTGTGCCTGTTAAAGTAAGGCCTGTGCCTGCTGTATAGCTTGATGAGAATGATAGGTTATACCAATCCATCGCAGTAACACCTAATGTGCCACCTGGTTGTGCGGTTGTATAAAACGCAGCAGTTGCTTGACCGCCAGCTACTATGTAAATAATTGCACCAACATATTGCGCCCATGTTGTAGAACCATTTGCATAAGTCCATGCGCCTGATTGAACGGTATAAATACCATTTTCTGCTGGGTTTGTTTGGTTTTTAACTAGAACTGTATCGCCTGCAACAACTGAAACAGTATCAATAGTTTGTGGGCCTGAAAGCGTAATGTTTGTTGTGGTAGCAGCTTTAGCTGGTGCTTTCCATGAAATGCCTAATAATGCGTAATCTACATACTGTTTGTTAGCAATATCAGTAGCCGCAGACGGTGTTGTTGATATTGTGCCTGTAACTGTAGAGATATTAGTAAAATTACCTGTAGATGGAACTAAAGCACCAATAGTCGTGCTATTAATCGTGCTGCTAGTAATGTTTAAACCTGATTGATCAGGGTCAATTGTTGCTGAAAATGGCTTGTTCTGCCCAATAAACGTAACAAAGTTATCTTGTGCATCAAAATATGCCTGAACAGGCAATAAATTCTGAACGGTTGATTGAGCAGGACTTGTCATTTTATTTCCTTATTATTGATTTTCAACAGCAGTTACATAAAGTGTTGTTGTATCTGATCCACCACAAATTGCTGTAATTTGGAACGGAACTGTTGGAACTGCTAGAGTTAGCGGGTAAACCATATTTGCTGGTAATACAAAATCACCTGGAGTTCCTGCAACAGGAAATACTGAAGCTGGAGCAGTAGCCAAATTAGAAACAGTAATAGCACAAGGTTTAGTGCCAGCATTTAAAAATGTAGCAAAATTAACTTGATCGTTAGTTGTATCGTTAATAGTTAGTGAAGTTGATGAATCAGCTGTAACAGCGATAGCATAGGTTTTTCCTGCTGCTCTTAAAACTGTGGTATTAGCCATGATTGTTTCCTTGAATTTGTTAAATTATAAACTTTAATAGAAAAAAAGCCATTAGAAATTTAATGGCTTCTTCTCTTTTCATACATGATTACGGATTTTGTTGTGTTAAGTCGTAGCCATAAACATATACATCGAATGTTGCAGCTGCGCCTTGCACAGTTCCCATGTCAACGTATAAGTTTTGAGCTGTTTGAACTGCTGTTGTAGCTACAGTTCTTTCTGACACAACTGTTGGGCCTGTTAGGGCTGATAAAGCTGCGTTTGCAACAATAGCTGTGCCACCTGCTGCTGGAGCAGTAAACACACCTGCGGCAGCTGTTGTTAAGCTAATTGAAGCGTTTGTAAAAACAACAAACTTAACAGAGTAAGCTGTTGCATTGATGATAGGTAATACTGCATCAACTGTAGTATTAGCATTAACACCTTGGAAAGAAGCTAACAAACGTAGTGCTTGGTTTGTTCCCACTAACTGCGGATGTGAGCTTTGGGTGACTGCTGGGCCTGGATTTGCCATAATAAATTTTCCTTTTCTGTTTGATTAATAGAGAGGGCTTTTACACCCTCTCACCGTTACATTACTTAAGCTGCTACTCGGCAAGCTAACTCTGGGTAGAGCGGCGCCCAACCGTATAACACATCAAGACGTGTAGGAATTGAGTCATTGTTAATAGTGTATTGACGAACAACACGCATTGAAAGACCAATTTCTTTGTCAGATGCACGACCAGCAAAATGAACACCGTCAGGCAATTCAAGATCAGCCATAGCTAATGTGAATGCATTTCTGTGCATAATGATGTTTTGTGGTGATGTAACACCTGTGTTATTGAACGGAGTAACAGTTTGTGAACCTGATGATGTTACAACTACGTTTTGGAATTGACCTGCTGTAATGATAGCTGGTGAAACGTTAACTGAAGCTGTGCCACCTGAAGTAATAGTTACAGGGCTGTTAACAACGAAGTTGCGTAATTTACCATATGATTGACGGTTTTGTGGGTTAGCACCAAATACGCCAGCAATAGTGATTACATCACCTTGATTGAGTGAAGCATTAGCAGTAGCTGCACCAATAGTGATTGTAGAGCTTGAAGCCCAACCACTTGTTAGAAAGCCTGTTGCTGTTGTAACGTTACATGATAAAACAGAAGTTGCATAAGAACCAAAAGTTTGTGAAACAACGTTTTGATCCATTTTCCAGTTCATACCACCTGAATCACGACCCATTAAGCCTTTAGCATATTGAGCAGAGATAGTTGTTTGTGGATTAAAAAGACCTTTTAAGCTGTCAACAATAGTTGCAGATGTAAATGGTTCAATGATACATGATCTACGGCCGTCACGTGGAGCGCCTTCAGAATCAAGGAATGCTTGACCTGTTAAGAATGTGATTAAACCTGTAGGTGCTACGCCAGCAGTGCCAACAATGTTAGCAGTGTTGTTTTTAGCAGTTACAAGACCGTCACGATCAATCTTATTCGCAATAGCTGCTACAGCTGGTTTAAGAACTCTGTCGCTAAACATGTCTAAAGACAATGCTAGGTCTTGAGTTGTAAACTGTGTGTCAACGTGGAATTGTGTTGATAAAGTAACAGGAACTGAAGTTTCATTGAAATCTTCAACGTTTAATGCTGGGCCTGTTGTGCCGATAAAACGACCAGGACGTCTAACGTTAACTGTGTTACCAATTTTTGCGCCAACTACAGCAAATTGGTCGTCATAGTTACGGTCAACTTCTGATGTGAATGTTAATTCATTTTCCAAGACCATTAACGCTTCGTTAGTGATCTTGCTAATGGTTAGTAAATTATTAGCCATGATATTTCCTTATTTTAAGAGTTTAATATCCTGCTACCTTACTTTTCCAGCTTTCCTAGCCTCGCGCCATTGTTGATAAGTTCCATGAAATTCACCGTTGGTGTCCACGCCTACGTCAACAACTGCTGAACTCGTCTTAATTGGATTAAGCGGTGCAGGTGCTTTACTGCGTGCAACTTGAGGTTTCGTTTCAGCTTCAGTTTTGGCGTCTTTAGGTGTATCTTTAGCCTCAAACCTTGCTTCCAATTTCCCAATTTCACGAAGGGCTTTAATTGGACTAGATGAATTTAGCGTTTCTACTAGCTCAGGATTTTCTGCTAGGTGATATAGGATTCTTGGGCCTACATCGGACTCTATAATGGCATCTCTAACAACGTCACTTACAGTAACATCGGCAGCTGAAGCTATCATTTCGTCATAGTCAGGTAAATCCGCCTTAATAGTAGCTTCACGTTGTTTCCAAGATTCAGCCAATTTTTGGCGTGTTTCTTGTTCTTTACGTTCAGCTTCGGCTTTATCTCTGTTCAATAATGCTTGATCAGCACTCCATTCAGCTAATGCTTCAGCGTATTCAAACGCGTCATTAAACTGACTAGGCTGTGGCTTTACGTTTTCCTCTACAGGTTTAGGTTCAGCCTTTCCTTCTAGCTCTTTAATACGGTTTTCTAAAGCTTCACGAGCTTCACGTTCACGTTGCGCTTCTTTACGCGCTTCTTCACGTTGCTTTGTTAGCTCTGAAAATCTCTTTTCAAGCTTTGGGTTTTGTTTCTTTTCCTCTGTTGCTTTTGTTTCTTCAGTTGTTTCTGGCTCACTCTGAACTTCAGCTTGTTCCGTTGGCTCTGTTTCAGTAACTTCTTCTTTAGGTGTTTCTGCTACAGCCTCAATCGGTGCTTCTTCAGCTAAACCCAACCTATTTGCGTAGAATTCCTCTGCATTTGCAGAAGTGACTACACTTCCTGCTTCTTTTTCTGACATGGATAACTCCAAGATTTTTACCCAATGAATCCATTGGTAGATTATTGCTTTATAACACTAAATTGCTTTTAACACAATATTATTCCTCTTCGTCGTGCAAATGAGGCCAATATTTAGAATGAATTTCATGAGTTGTTTTATAGTGCAAATTAGCCATTGGATCATCGCTCTTATAACCACCAGCTTTGTTTCTATAATCTAAAGCTTTGGCAATAGCATTCTGCTCTCTTTTAGTTCCATAATTTTGAGCCAACATCAATGCATTTTCTGTATGATAATTGTTAGACTCGTTTTCTTTATATTTTTTTCTTAACTCATCACGACTTAATTTAGGCTCTTCCTTCTTACCTGCTCTTTTAGCCATAAATTTTTCATCATGTGCTTTTTTGGTTTTGCTTGTTACGGTTGGCATTATATGGCCCTTTCTGTAGTTTCAGCACTAGCTGCATTAGCTTGCTCATTACTCATATTAGCAAGTATTAATGCTATTTGTGCTTTAAGTTGCTCAATTTCAATTTTAGTTTCGTTATCAGCGTCTGTATTACGACGGCTAGTTTCCTCGCGCATTTCTGTGTCGTGTGCTTTAGCTGTGACATCCATAAGCTTACGTTGAGTTTCTGCATCTTGTCTAACTCCTTCAATATCTGAACGTTGTTTAATAAACATATTAAGGCTTTCAACTTGTTGCGAAAGCTGTTGAATTTGAGCCTGTGATTGTTGTAATTGCATTTGAATGCGTGGCGGCACGCTAGATTTGTCGTCTATTTGTGCTAATGGGTTATTTACCGCTAATCTATCCGCAATAGTATCAGCGCCAGGAAAGTCCATGTTTCTTACTAATAAATCGCCAGCAGTTTGGATTAAGGTTGGATCGGCTGCAAATAAAGCCATCATAGAATCTACGGCTTCTTGGCGTTTAGAGTTATAACCTGGGCCTGTATCCATAACCACGTCATATTGGCCTACAGTTACGTCGTTTAAAATTCTATATATACCTTCCTCGTCTTGGCCATATTGATTAATAGTCAATACTTCAGGCTTGCCGTCATCACCAATTATACGCATAACACGTTCTTTGTCGTAGATTTTAGGTATTAGGTCTAGTATTACGCGGCCTGTTTGACGAATAGAACGAGTTAAGTTGTCGTAATAGTGGAAGTTGGTCATATCAACTTGTTGTTGCTGACCTTGTAATGCTTTTCCTGAAATATTACCTGTAGGAAGTTGAGCTGGGTCAAATATACCCACAACTTGCATTAAGTCGGTAGTCATAGATTGAGCCGCAGCCATAATGCCTGCTGGTGGTGGTTCAGGTTGTAATCTTTGTGGTGGTGGCGCTGGTTGGCCATCAATGTCTTTTTGCTTATAGCGCAATACAGGCATGGATTTAATGTTAGCCATAGCCCATTCATTTTCATGGCCTTCGTCTTGTCCTTCAGCCAATAGCCATTTAGCTTTAGGTGCTAATGCAACAGACTCGGTAAGTGACGTTTGCCAAAAGTTATACATTCTTTGTGGGTCTTTAGCCATTCTTACAATACCAAAGCGTTTCTTTTTGCTCTCTACAACTGTTTCTTGGCCGTAAACAGGAATAATAGGAATGTATTTACCAGCCCAATCACCTTCTTCTAATACTTGCATAGCGGTCAATTTGCACCATTTAATCTTTTTCTCATAGGAATTACGAGTCTCAACAATAGTAATACCTGCTGCTTCTAATACTTCGTCAGGTGGCAAGTCGTCTGATTTAACGCTTGAGCCGTCGGATAGTAAATGAACTTTAATAGACTTGCGTTCAGTGTAGAAGTATTCAGCTAGACGGATGTCCTCTTTCATAATCCATTCAGAGTTGGTATCGCCTGTGCCTCGCATAGTAAATCCTTGATCTACCTCTGCGTCAGGATACATTTTTTTAAATACTTTTTTAGGGATGACTGTGGTAATTAATACCTTTTCTGCGTCTGAACCGTCAGGTGCAGTTGAATTAGGATCAAAATATACTGTGAAAGGGTTATCAATAGCTTTTATATATATCTCTTGGTCAAAGCTGTCATCGCTAATGTAATCTGTTGTAACGCGCCAATATCCCCAGCCCATTCTTACTGCAAAATCGCCTGCTTTGTCATAAGCTTGGTCTGCGTCTGAATTTACTTCAATGTGCCTAAAGATACCTGTAATAATTTCAGCCATTTTAGCGTCTGATTGAGTATTCATGCCATGCGCTTTCATGCGTGGTCTTTGTTGTCTCATTTGATTGGTTAATTGACGGCAGTATGCGTCAACTTTATTTACTGTAAGGCATGGTCTTGCTTCTAATACGCGGCTATTTTGAATTTCTACAGGCCATTGGTCGCCTGCTGCAAACTTTAAATCCTCTAACGCTTCTGATCTATTCATTTGGTCTGCTTCGTTAGCAAACTGTAAGAATTGTATTGCGTCAGCTATACGTGGATCATTATCAAATACTTCTGTTTTTTTCTTTGCCATAATCTATCCCATCCAGCTTGCGCCAGGAGTAAATGTTTGTTTTTGAGCTTTTCGTTCTTTTTTGTCTTGTATCATTAAACCTATATATCGGAATGCGTCAGCACCATGAGAGTAAACGTCATGGAGTGGGTTACGACTAAATTGACCTGTATCAGGATCAACTTCATAACGGTAATGACGTAAGCATTGTAACCCATCCGCACAATTTTCTCTATCAAAATAACACGAACTAAATATGGTTCTTGCAGCGTTAATAGAATCGACTACAGGAACGCGAGGAAGTATATTAGTTTTAAAGCCTGCTGCCCTTACTATTTCCTCAATAGAGCGACCATTAGACGCTATGTTTTTGCTTTGAGCGTCGTGAGGTAAGTGTAACGTATCATAAAAATAACCTAATTTTTGCATTTCCTGCAAATAATGGCTCATGGTTTTTTGCGTATCCTGCAAATAGCGTATTAGACGTGTTTCCATGCCTATAAATTGCACAAACCATATAGCTGTGTGATCTGCCCAGCCTAAATCAAATACCGCGTGGACAGGTTTGGTAGCGTCATAAGGCACTTTGGTTATTCTACCCTGTAGCTCGGCCATATTCATTTCGTTGGCAAATATAGCGCCGTCAATAGTTAGGCGGCATAGACCTTCCCACACGTTGTTATAGGCTTGTATATCTCTTTGCTGTAGCGCGTCTTTTTCCAAGCGCAACGTTTCAGGAAACCAAGGGTTATCCGACCAGTTAATCTTTTGCACGACAGCGTCGTCAGGTGGGCTTACCACAAACCTTTGATACGTTTCATCGGTTTCTAGTTCAGGGTTAAAGGTTATCCATATTTCAGACTGTTCTTTACGAATGGTTGGAATTAATACATTCCACGAGGTTTTGGATACAGTCTGCGCTTCCTCAACCCAGGCTATATCTATGCCCTCAAACGACTTGACGTTGGCTATGTTGTTTTTAAGGCCTACAAAGGCAAATTCTGTGCCGTTTCTGCCTCTAATAGCGTTCTGTGTAATTTCGTAGAAAAAGGATAGGCCAAGCGCATCAATTTGGTCTGATAGTAGCTTATGCACCGAGTCCTTCATTGATGTCATAAACTCTCGCGCACATAGCACGCGTTTGACGTCTTTAGCGCCTAATAGAAGTAAGGCTCTTGCTACTCCCCAACTTTTAGCTCCTCCCCTGCCACCGTAAAGAACGCGATACCTTGAACTTTTAGGTTCAAAAAGGCATGAAAGCTTTTCAGGAAATTGTGCGTTCCCTAGCGCCTCTTTAAGTTGTTGATCCATCGCCTGGTTTTACAAAGGTAATCTGTATGCCTTCTAACGGAGTGCCGTCAATATTACCTACTTTAGTCGTATTGGTCTCTCCCCAGCCCATTTGTGCTTTAGTCCACCAAATAGCTGCGGTTGTGTCGCCTGATACGGCTTTATTGTATAAAGACTTTGCTATTTGAGCCGACGCGGTAGCTTTACCCACAGCCAACTCTTTTTCATAGTGCTTGCGTAAGGTGACGTCGGAAATACCAAGTAGTGCAGCTATTTGAACTTGAGGCAAACCTAGTCCTGAAGCGCTTAATACTTGCTCTCTTGTCTTATCTGTTGGAACGTGCTCTAGCATCTTTTTATTGACCAAAAGTGTTAAAAATTAGATGTTCTAAATCAAACACTTACAAGTTCAGCCTTTCTACCTGTGAAATCTTCCCAACGCTTGACGATAACGTCACAATA